CTGTTGAGCGAAGGCGCAGGCAAAGGCGAATCCGAACACACCGGCGAGGCGGAGGGCAAGTTTTCCGTAGCCAGCCACAAAGGCTCATTGGGAGGCGTTTATGTCTAAAGCCAAAACCGAAATCCTCGGCCCTGTTGTCTCCGATTTTTTGAAATACGAAGCGACGCCGTTGACGCGTGTGGCGATTGATGCTCCGCAAGGCACAAAAGCCGGTACATTTGTTAATTGGACTTTCCGTAACGGGGGCAAGCTGCTGGCATTGACAGATGAAGCCGACGGTAAAGTCATCGTACAGCCGCACAATTGCATCATCAATCTGAATCAATGCTCAGACGCTGAAATTCGTGCAGGTGCATCGAAATCATCAAGCAATGTGATTGAGCAGCTGAATAAAGACGGCGATCCATACGGCATCGTTTATTTTGTTAACCGTGCTGTCAATTCGAGTGGCGACAGCCTGTAACCATAAGGGGAAAATATGCCTTTATCTGACAACAGCAAATTCGGCGTGCAGGCTTTGACCACCGCCGTCAACAAAATCGACCCGGGCGCAAGCCAAATTCGCGAACTGGGTATTTTCGAACCCGAATATCTGACCACCACCTACGCCGACATTGATTTCCAAGACGGCAAAGTCCACTTGGTAGCCAGCAAAGATCGTGGTACGGCCGGCCAGGCGGTCGAAAGTCCGAAACGCACCGTGCGTACCGTCAAAATCCCACACCTGCCGATTCATGACGTCATCCGTGCCGATGACGTACAAAACCTGCGTGCTTTTGGCACGACCCAAGCCGCGACCGTCATGGACAAGGTCAACGAAAAGCTGGCCGGCGGCAAATCTGACCTTGAATACACCCGTGAGCACCTGATGCTCGGCGCGTTGCAAGGCAAGATTTTGGATGCGGACGGCAGCGTGATTTTGGACATCAATACCGATTTCAAAGTGCAGCGCAAAACACAAAACATCGAATTGTCGAAAGACACGACCAAAGTCGGTGCGGTATTGGACAAACTCTTGTCCGAACAACGCCAAAAATTCAACGGTGCGCAAGTGCGCGGCTGGGTTGTCTATTGCGGCATGGAGTTTTTGAGTGCGCTCAAAGAGCATAAGTCCATCTTCGAAGTGTACAAACGCTTTGACGAAGCACGCGCCTACCGCGAAGGCGATACGCTCAATCCGACCGAGTTTGTCCACAAAGGCATCCGCTTTATCGAATACGCAAACCATTTCGGCAGCGACGCCGACATCGGTGCGGACAAAGCCATTCTGCTGCCGGTTGGCCGCAATCTCTACAAAGAGTATTTCGCGCCTGCCGACATGAACGCGACCGTCAACACCCGCGCCCTGCCGTATTACGCCAGCCGCGAGAAGTTGCAGCATGACAAAGGCTGGAGCCTGCATATGCAATCCAATCCATTGCCGATTGCGCTGCGCCCCGAGTTGTTGGCAACGCTGACTATGTCTTAAACGGATTTCAGACGGCCTTTAAGGCAGTTTTAAAGGCCGTCTGAAAACGGAGGACGGCATGATTACCATCCAAGACATGATTACCCGCTTCGGTGAGCAGGAAATGGCGGAGCGGTCGAATCATGAGAACTACGAAACCATAGACGAAGCGGTGATGGTGGCGGCAATTGCCGACGCGGAAGAAGAAGCGGCAAGCTACCTTCGGGCGGCGAAACTGTTTTTTACCAACGACACCGCGCCGCAGGTTTTGAAAATCAAAGTCTGCGACATCGCCCGCTACTACCTCTACGACGATGCGGTAACAGGTATTGTCGAAGAGCGTTATCAGTCGGCAATCGCTTGGCTGAAGATGGTCGTCAAAAATCCGAATATGCTGGACGAAAGCCGCGTATCGGATGACCGCAGACCGTCAACGTGTGCCGTTTATGTGAATGCCGAACCCGATTTGCGGGAATGGCTGAAGGAGTAGGCAATGCGGATTACGGTTTCGCACGACTTGTCGCGTATCGCCCAAAGCCTGAATCGCCTGTCGGGCAGGTTGAACGGCAGCCTTGAAGAGCCTTTGCGCGCTATCGGCGGCATCCTCGAATCTTCGACCCGCCACCGTATCGCCGAAACCAAAACCGCGCCTGACGGCAAACGCTGGCAGGATGTCAGCCCCGCTACGGCAGAAGCCAAAAACGGACGCGGCGGGATTTTGGTGGACCACGGCAACCTCTTGGCAAGCATTACGCACGAGGCATCGGCAAAAAGCGTGATTACCGGCTCGGTAATGGGCTACTCGGTTTATGTGCAGGAAGGCACGAAAACCATGCCGGCGCGTCCGTTTTTGGGCTTGTCTTCGCAAGATTATCAGGACATCGACGAATTGATGTCCGATTGGCTGGAAGGATTGATTGTCTGATATGGCTTTAAAACAGCATGAAAACTTATTGGCGGTCTATCCCGAAATCCTAGGCCGTCTGAAAACCGTCAAAGGCATTAAGGCGGTCAAGGAGATCGGCGAACTTGCCGAGCTGCTCGCCCAAGGCACGGCGAAACGCAAAGCCGCCCCGCTGGACGGCGCGGTCTATGTCGTTTACGGCGGCTCAACCTTTGCCGACGAAGCGAAAAACGGCAAATTCCTCAAATCGACGCTGCACTTTACCTTCGCCCTCGCGCGAAGCTACACCGCCAACGGCAAATCCACGCTGTACGAGGTCGGCGAGACCCTGACGGCAATCCAACAGGCGTTTTCAGGCTGGGATGCGGGCGACGAATATGCCGTTACCCCCTTCCGCCGCATCGCCTCGCCATCCATCGAATACAACGACGGCTTTGCCTTTTACCCTATTTCATTCGCCTGCGACACCGTGCAGGCGGCAAACTAAAGGAGCTGCCACATGGCAAAACAAAACGACCACGGCTTAATCTTTGAGGGCGACGTTAAGGTGCGCAACCTCAATCAAAAAGGCTCTGGCTTTATCGAAATCGGCAATACCACTGCCCTGACCACGCAAACCAGCGTGGAAACCAAAGAGCGCGTATCCAAGCAAAAAGGCACTTACGGCAGCGCACTTGACAGCCTGAAAACCGTCAAGCCCACCGAAATCGGCCTGAAACTCGACACCTTCGACAAAGACAACCTCGCGCTTGCCCTGATGGGCGAAGCCGCCGTCATCGCGGCTACGGCGCAGACCGTTACCGGCGAGACCGTGACCATCGGCAAAAAAGGCATGGCGTACAAGCTGGCAAACGGCAATATCGATCCGGCTACCGTCAAAGTCAAAAACAAGTCAAACGCCAATGTCGATGCCAAGCATTTGGACATCAATGCCACCTTGGGCATGATTACCATCCTGCCGGTCGCAGATACTGTCAACGACGGCGAAAACATCACCGTCGACTACAAAACCCGCGATTCCGGCGGCTATAAAGTCTCTGCCGCGACCTTGTCTAAATTGGACTTGGAAATCTACGTCGACGGCCGCAACCGCGTTACCGGCGAGACCGGCATCCTGCATATCCCCCATGCCGTACTGGCGGCGGACGGCAGTATCGACTGGTTCGGCGACGACTTCAACGAAGCCGAATTTAAAGGCACGGCGGTATTGGCTTCGGGCGAGACCTCGACCTATTCCTTCACGTCGTACAACAACTAAAGATTCGGTAATAAACAAAGGCCGTCTGAAACTGGCTTCTGCGTGTAGGCGCAGCGGCGGCAGGTTTCAGACGGCCTTTTTTAAACGGGTTTTAAAACAGGATTAAATCATGGCGAATATTCAGGCAGGTTTAGAGATTAAGGCAGGCGTGTCCGGCGTTGAAAATATCGACGCGCTGGCGCAGTCCATCGAGGCGGCGGGCATAGATACGGGCAAGCTGACCACCGAAGCGAAAGAGCTGGGCGCAACGCTGGCTAAAGCACAAGCGCAACAGGCGGCAATTGCAGAATATAAGGCGTTGTCGGCGGAATTGGACAATACCGCTAAAGAAATGCGTGCACTGGACGAGCTGACCGCGACGTTGGAGAAATCCATGCGCGGCGGCGGTACGCAGCAACAGCAGGCCGATTTGGCAAAACTGCGTGCCGAATCCGAACGCCTGGCAAAAAGCGAAACCGAGCTAACGGGCAAGCTGTATGCCGCCCGCGATGCGATGTCGGTGTCGGGCGTGTCCGTCAAAAATCTTGCCGCCGAAGAGGCGCGCCTGTCGTCCGAATCTGCCGCCGCAACAGCGCAGCTAGACCGCCTGACCGCCGAAGCGCAAACCCTAAAAGCCATTGCTGATGCAAAAATCCAGCTTGGCATCGATACCGACGACAAAGCACGGCAGGAAATCCAAAAGACCAAAGACGCCTACGAATTGCTTAAAAACAGCGGCACACTCTCGCATGAAGAATTAGCCCGGGCGGCGCAGTTGCAGGAAGGCAAGGTGCGCGAACTTGAAGCCAGCCTGAAAGGTGTGAAGCCGTCTATTGCCGAGGTTGCTTCGGAGATTCAGGGCTTGGTCGGCGGTGCGGGCGGCTTGGCGTTTGCCACCCGCGAGGCAATGAAGTTCGAAACCGCTATGGCGGGCGTGAAAAAAGTCGCCGAAGGCACGGACGAGCAGTACGCCCAACTTTCAGACGAGCTGAAGAAAATGGGCGCGGAATTGGGCATTTCCGCCGCCGAAATGGCGGATCTTGCCGCAGCGGGCGGACAGCTCGGCATCCCGATTGAGAAGTTGTCGGAATTTACCGCCATCGCGTCCAAGATGTCGGTTGCCTTCGGCATGACCGCTGAAGAGGCAGGCA